TTTGTTTCTATATCTTGCCATAACATCTCTTAAATATTGTTCGGCCTTGATTTTAGGTAGGTTACCTACATCAATATAGAATATTCGTCTTTCAGGTGCTCTAGCAATTCTGTATATTACAACAGCGTCCTCAATCATTCTTAATTGATTGACAGGTTTAATTGCTTTGTGTAGATAAGATAAAACTTGATTATGAGTTTGATCTACTAGGCCGCTAGGGCAATATGCGATAGCGTCTGTAGCAATTCTCAAGCCGCCTGCGTTTGATGTTGCAGTTGGGTGTATTCCTCTTTCGTTAAAGATGTAATACTCTTGGAACTTATTCTCAAATGCAAATGAAGACGGCATGCCATCTGTTCTTTGCTTTCTTATTTCTCTTATCTTCTTAATTTTTCTAGGATCAATATATCTTATTTCAGATATTCCTAATCTAGGACTTTCTTTATCAATGATCTTGTGATAGAATACCCTGCCATCAACATACCATCTACGAAATATATCGTGTCCTTTTATATCAAATTGTAATAGTTTTAATACTTCACTAAAACTATCTCTTATCTTTTTCTTTACCGAATCAGAATAATCAATCTTGCTCAAATCTAATTGAACAGATTGCTGATTCTCGTTAGATACAATCGCCTCTGATACTATATCCTCGATTGCAAGATCGCACTCGGGATGTAAAGCGACTTCTCTATATCTTCTTATAAGGTCTAATTCGTTTCTAGCACTTACATCAAATCCGCCATAAGACGCAAAAAACCCACCAGCAGGGACGGTTTGTGTACCGTCATCTGCTTGAGGTGGGACTATATTTTGTCTTGGATCGGTTGATGGAGTTTTTAAACGCTCTATCTTAAACCCAAACAGCTCAGCCATAATTTATCTCCTATTACTAATACTTATATGGATATTAAGTAGTAGTATTTGTTTCAAAGTATTGGTATCTATGTGTAGCGGTAAAACTTTCTACCGTATTATTATCACCATAAGATAGCGCAATATCATCTAGGGTTGTTGGAAACATTCCTCTAAATGTGTATGATTTAATCACATTACCATTTCGGTCTAACTGATCAACAAATGCGTCAACCTGATAATCAACAGGATTTACTAACCCCTCGTTATCTGACATATTGTTGATACCGTTTAACCATCTTTCGTATGCGTTTCTGATTAAGAAGTTTGTATCATTTAGGATAGTTGTAGTCCATGTTGCAAATGATCTGTCTCCTGCAACATATAACTCCCTACCTCTAAATGGTATTGCTACTTCAGTAACCGTCATACCTGGTAAAGATGTAGATGTAGTTAAGAAACTCATAGTTTCTGTTTCGCCACCCACACTTGCATAACCAGGAAAAGGCATTGTTACCCTGAATTGATTGGCACGAGCACCACCGCCTCTTAACTTAGCTTTAAAGTCATTTATATTTGGCATGTGTTTATCCTCCTACCACTTCTTCAAATGCAACGCCTGATCTTGTCGCAACGAATTGTAGTGTTATAAAGTTAATTGATCTATTTGGTTTAACAAATATATCTGCTCTGAACTCATTTCTATCAATAACATCAGCAGTATTGTTAGATTCGTCACAAGTTACCAAGAAGTCTGTAATACCTCTTCTACCTTGAACATCTCTTAAAAATGGTTCTACAATGTTTCTAAATTGTGCTCTAGTGAACTCGTCATTGAACTCAAATAGTTGAAATTTAGAAGCTGTTGAGATTGCCTTCTCTAAAGTGATAAACAATCTTCTTACATTGATTCTATCAAAAGCACTTGGCGTTGATAGTCCAGTTTTGTCTCCAAATAAGACGGTTCCTTGTCCAGGCATTGTAACCACGGGGTTAATTCTTGCTCTGTATAACTCATCTCTTTGGTTCTTGTTAGGACTATATGCAAGTTTGATTACGCCTCTTAATACTCCTCTGTTGAAACCAGCAGGTGAGAACCAAGTATCTGCGACTAAATCTGTTCTTGCAGCTAATCCAGCAATGTCACCATTTAATGGGACAAATCTGAATACATCATTATATTTGTCGTATGTAAATTTGTAACCACTATCAAATACAACATATGAAGATGATCTAATACCATCAAAGAATGCTTTTACATTCGTTGTTTGTGTAGTAGCATTAGAAACATTAACTACATCTGCTCTTTCAGGTGACGCAAAAACTATAGCGTCTTTTCTGTTTTCAGCGATTGTAATTAAGTTATCAATGTGTGTAGCGTCACCCGAACCAGCGATGATTAGGTTTGCGTCAACACTATCTGCGTCATTGTATTTTTCGTATGCAGTTTTCTTTTCAGCAGTTGTAACCGCTGATCCGTTTGCACCGTTAATTAGTGATCTATCAAATGGAGCAGTCACATCTGTAAAGGTAACATTAGCAGCATTCGAGCCCCAATTTGAACCTGAACTATTGTGATCCATCCAGTAGATATATTGTGATTGGTTGTATATTACATCTGGATAGTAGTTAGTATCACCTTGTGGTGATTTAGCATCAGCTGCTTTTGACAATGCACTAAAGACTTCTAGTATCTCGCCTGCAACGCCTGTAATGCCACCGTCTTCATCTACGACTACTACATGAAGCTCGTCACCCGAGCCTGATCTTGCAGAAGCGAAAGGCGATGTGCCTGGTGCTCTATCTACTGATTCGTAATATCTCCATCTTCTTCTTACCTGCGTTCCACCGCCTAATGCGTTATGTAATCCGCCTGTGCCTGAAGGGTGTCTAACAAAAGTAATGTCGTTTGTATCAACGGCAGTAATTCTGTATTCGTGTCCTCCAGCTTCTCCGAAGTTGATAATATCACCTACATTAAATCCTGTTCCAGATGTTAATGTGATAGTAGTATCTCCAACAGATATAGAAGAATCGTTAGTTGTTGTTTTGTTCACTTCTTCGTATGCCGTAGCGCTTGGGCATGTGTGAACTTGCAAACTATTACCCCATGAGCCTGCTGTTCTAGCTGCCCACTCGCCGACTGAAGCCGAACCATCGTTGAAAGGTCCAGTTGATCCGTCGCCGTTTAAGTAATGGTCTGTATTCTTTATTCTTATCGCAGTTCCTGAAGATACTGCGTTCACGCTTCCTGAATTGGTTGCTCTCACTACTCTAAGCGCTGATGAATACTGCAAGAAACTTGCTGCCGTATAAAAGAACTCAAAGTTTGTCGAGTCAGGTTTTCCAAATGTATCTACCAATTCTTTTTCTGAACTTATAGATACTACTTCATCCATAGGTCCTTGATTGAATTGACCTGCAATAGCACCGATCGTTGTTGCTACTGCTGGGATAACATTGGTTAGGTCCCTTTCCCTTACGAGAACACCTGGTGAAACTTGAAATGCCATATGTGTTTTCTCCTTATTAGCTAATAGGTATCATTAATCTCGTTTATATTTATAATATATCGCCTTTTCGCACGGTCACAGGCTGCCATACTTCGCCTGAATCGTCTTGTTGATATTCTTCTTCTACACCATCATTTACAAACCCAAATGGTGCCATATCTTGTTCTATTGCGTTTTGTTGTTCGGCATACATTCTGGCACGAACATCCTGATCTGTCATCTCTTTGAAATATCTTTGATTAGTAATCCATGCAAAGATAACGCAACACATAACTAGATCATCATTTGAACCCTCTTCGGCCTGCCAACCACTACCTCTTCTAACAAAGGTTGATAATTCTTGTATTGTATGAAAGTCATTGATGATCATCTTATCGCCTTCTAATAATGACTTTAAGTTTGAGCAACCTATTCGTTTAACTTGTTTAGTCATACGAACTCCTAGTTGCGTTCCTCTTTTTGAGAAACCACCACCTAGTATTTGACCTGCTCTACCTTTCATCATACACATTAATAGATTAGTGTATTCTAATTCAAATTGTAATGCGTCTGCTATCTGATGGCCTAGATCATTTACTTCAACACATACATGAGCATTGTTATATGCCTTTGCGACTTTTTCTATTGTATGAGGAAATAGTATGGGTTTAATTTCGTTATCTCTAAATTTTGCAACCATCTTATATGGCATTTGTGATACATCAAATACAACAAAGGCAGAATAATCTCTTACGGTGCCTCTTGCTACATCAACCGTAATTACATAGTCTTTATTTTTTTCAGGTCTGACATACATATCTAGGCCTTCGTTTGATACAATAGGCGTGTGATGTGCTAACATTCTTATCTTACTAGGATTAATTAATGTATCTACTGATCCTACAAACTCACACTCAAACTCGGTAGCAAATTGTGCCTCACTTGTGTTTCTAATTGTTTCTTCTTTCCACTTATCATCTCTGCCTGGCACCTCTGACCAATGCACCTCAACAGGCACATAATCGTTTCGTTTATTTAATGCGTCATTCCATAACTTGTAATACATATTCATTCCATGAGGTGTAGATACAATCATCACTTTAGATTTTTTACCAGATGAAATAGTAGGATAAACTGAACTAAAAAATTGTTCGGATATATTGTTAGGTATGAAAGCAAACTCATCTAAAAATATGATGTTAAATGAACCACCTCGAATAGCACTTGATGATGTGGCAGCTGCAAGTATCTTAC